TTTGTTTGTGTGTTAGCCATATTTTTAAGTATGGATCCTACACCGTCTGCACTGTTGTCCTGTCCGTACTTGTGTAAATTTGTTGCGAATCCCATAGTCCCTCCCAAAGTTTGGGTAGGTGATCCTGCTGATGCTTGTAATGATGCGGCTCCAATGAACGTGTCGGCTTTACTGATTGATTGATTTAATGCAGTAACTTTATCCTCCGACCAGCCATCTGCTAGATCGTCGATAGCAGGATTCCCTGCTACCGGACCTAATATATCTCGCATAGTTGGTATAGCTGTTGATCCGCTGGGAATGCCTGTAAGACTTTCTATCGCTGTCGTTGTAGCTGGATCACTCATAAGACCATTCAACGTTGGGTGTGCGGCTGTAGTTACTGGAGTATCTATCTTTTGTATACGATCAAAAAATGCAGATGATTGTTGGTTATCAATCATTTCACCACCGCCTAGGTCATTGAGCTTTTGTCCGATTCCTGCTAGGTCTGTGTTTAATCCTGCTGTGGTTGCTGGGTCAGCAGTTTTAGTATAGTCACCTAAATCCTTTAAACTTTTTATTCCACCTGTGGTTACTTCAGTTGGCGTAGTTGTTGTAGTTTTTCCAGTTAAGAATCCTGGACTATCATATATGCTACTATCTGTTCCTGTATATGCTGGCAGTCCAGCAAATGGTTTAGCTTGTTCAAATTGTTCAGCTGACGTATTAATTGCTCCTGGGTCAGTTATGCTAGACAGTGTTGAAGATATCTTATCTTGATAAGCTGGATCAGTTAAATCTCGTATGTCAACACCAGCTTCTGTTAGCTTTTGATTCAACCCAGTGGCATTACCTAGTTTATTGTTTTGTAAACTTTGAGCTATTCCTCCAGAAGTTCCGATATCTTTTACATCAATGCCGTTCCACATAGTTCCACCGGAGCCCAATGCTGATCCTGCACTAGAATAACTACCGAAAGTATTATTAATACCTCGATCTGCCATACTGCCTGAATCTACTATTCCGCTACCATAATCGGGGTATGTTTGTCCTTTAAGACTATTAGTTGTAGAAATAAGATCTTTTGAATTATTACAGTGTGCTTGAGCTGAACTAACAATACTACCAAATCCACCACAGTCATTTTTATTAAATACTTTTGCCTGTACAGTAGTTAAATTAGTCAGTGCCGTCTGTGCATTAACATTTGCTGGAAAGTCGCTACTGGCGGCTACATCTGATAACACAGTCATAGCAGTTTGAACTTTAGGAGCTAAGTCTATGGCTTCTCCATTACCTCGTTGGAATCCAACCATAGCAGTAATACTTGAAGGAGTAAGTCCTCCTTTAGGACGACCAATAGCCACATATTGCCCGTCGGCCACGGTTGTCATTGAACTTGCACTAGCTATTAGATCTGCCATGAGTGTCTTCCTACGTAACTATTTTTCCTGCATCTACTGGCTCAATACCAGTGGTAGTTTTAATATAATGATTTTGTATATCTTTAATAGTATGTGAATGCATCATCACATGCTTTTTGTCTAATCTGATACTCTTATCTAAATCGCTTGTAAATAAGCTTTGTATGAGTCCTATGCCTTGTTGACTTGGCATAACTGTACATGGCTTAATCACTGTGAATGTATCATCATCTTCTTCAACAATCTTGGCAACTAGTTCATCACCGTTGACTATTTTAAAAGTTACTATATCGTCTTCTTCGTACTTAGGTGCTACTAACATTCGACTCTCCTAGTTTTTTTGAAATTTCCTCATCTGATAATTTTGTAAGACCTTGATACCCACCCTGTACAAATAATTCATCCCCTAGATAAATCTGTGGTGCTGACCTATGCCCTTGGGCTATCAACCATTCACGTGCTTCTGGATGCTCATCAATCTTTAGCTCTTTGTATTCCACATTCTTTGATTCTAGCAAGTGTTTTGCTTTGTCGCAGAACGGACAATTATTTTTTGAATATACTGTTAACATTATAACTCCGGTAGTTCGTCATATTCTACGTTCTCGCCCATAACGCCGATGACATAGTTAGTTGATTCGTTTTCTTGTAGTGCTGTTTGTTTTTTACTAGTGTCTGAGTGTTTATTAAACCAAGGTATTGGTGTAGTCTTTGGTGCTTCACCTCTGTACTTGATACCAATATCTTTCAGAGCACCTACTGCTGTGTAGTCAACAAACTCTTTAAGTATATTTGCGTTAAGTCCAATCACCGGACCCATTTTAAACAAATAGTCTGCCCAGTTCTTTTCTTCTTGAATAACATCTTCGTACATTTTATATACTTCTTCTTCACACTCTTCTTTAGCTTTAGCAAAGCGTTTGTCTTCTTTAACTACCTGTTTGATCATCCAAGCAGTCCACTCTTTGTGTAGCAATTCATCTTGTAGGATTAGGCTAATAATGTTGCCGTTACCCATAAAGATCTTGTTTTCTACCATCGCTAGACTCGTAGCAAAGGAGACCATAAAACGGAAAGCTTCGAGGCCATAACTAGCATTTAGAGCCAGCCAAATCGCCTTAATATGGTCCATTTCGTCTATTTTATGCCCCAATTCTTTCTTACAGTTAACGACATGTAGCTTGTCATAGTATTCGCCAATACTGCTAGCCATGTCAATAATTTCTTTTGTGTCATGGATTGTATTGAATACTTCCTTAGGCACATTATAAATGTTACGTATGATATGACTGTATGAACGTGAGTGTATATTAGTTTCAAAGAACGACCAGTTATAAACTAATGCTTCTAGTTCAGGTAGTCCTACCACAGGAGTAAATACTTGACTAGGTGCTCTACCTTGTAGGCTGTCTAATGCTGTTTGTCTTAGCAAGTTTGACGTAAAGATATGCTTGACTGTGTCACTAGCATCTTTAAAGTCATTGCTATCTTTAGTTAATGAAACTTCTTCTGGAACCCAAAAGAAACCCCTAGCTGTTTGTTCTAGCTTAACAGCTTTTTCATATTTTACTTCTTCAAATCTCTGTATAGTTACAGGACCTGCAGGGTCAAGAAACATTTTTCTTGTTAGATAATCTGTTTTTGTACTCAGGTCGTATTGTGCTTTAATTTTTACCATTATAATTTACATCCTTCGCAATCGTCGTCTTCTAAAATATCGTTACCAGCTGGTAACTCCGTTGTTGTATCTACATCTAGTGTTCCAGATTTACTGCCTTGCTTGTTAACTAGGCTGTAATAGAAAGTCTTCAATCCCCATATATGTGCTTGCATCAAGTTTCCAGCAATCAATGTTGTTGGAACTTTGTTGTCCTTGAAGTGTGCAGGATTGTAAAAGGTATTTGTACTTATGCTTTGATCAACATAAGCGGCTAATACCGCGGCCGTTTTGAGGTAATCTGTACAATCAGTCTGTTCCCACATAAGTTGATACTTATTTTTCAGCTTATGATACTCTGGAACCACCTGTACAAAGGATCCTGCTTTAGACTCTTTGACTGATATCAAACTCATTGGCATCTCAATACCATTGGTTGAATTAATAACAACGCTAGACGACTCAACTGGAGCAATAGCCATTAATGTAGCATTACGCACACCGTGACTTCGCATATCGCTACGTAGCTGTTCCCAATCAAGTTCAGGAGTAAAGTCTGCTAGTTTATTAACACCCTTTGCTCTGTTTTCCCAAGGAAAATAACCTTTACCATATCTAGTAAACTCTGAATGTAAACACGGGCCTCTATCTTTAGCAAGTTCAACTGAAGCTTCTGTTAGATAAAATGCTTGATGTTCCATCCAACTTTTAACATCTTGTAGTGCTTCTTTGTCACCATATCTCATACCACGTTTAGCGTGCCAGTAAGCAAGGTTAGTAACACCAATACCTAGTGGTGATATTTCATCATTCGACAATTTACTTTGTACACTTAAGAAATCTTGATACTCTAATATATTACATAAACTACGCTGTAAAGTACGGCAAGCACGTCTCATATCTTCTGGGTTACGGAATGCTCCCCAATTGATACTGCCTAGTGTACACAAAGCAATACGTCCATTGCTGTCATCTAATCTCTTAAATGGTTTAGTTGGTAACAGTATTTCACAACACAAGTTACTTTGATATATAGTATGGAACTCAGGATCAAATGGACCTTGATTCATAACGTTATCAATGAACACCATATAGATTCTACCAGTGTCTGTTCTTTCTTTAAGCAGTCCACCTTTGAATACTTCTTCTGCTGTTAATACTTTTTTACGTAGATTCTTTTTCTTTTCATACTTGACATAAAGTTCTTCAAATAGTTCGCTGTCTTTGTAAAATGCTTCATACAAGTCTGGGACTTCGTTAGGATCAAAGAATGTTATGTTTTCTTTATTTTTAAAACGTCTCCAAAAGAAAGCGTTAAGCACGACACCATAGTCCATATGTCTAACACGAGTTTCTTCTGTACCTTGGTTATTTTTTAATACAATCAAGTCATCAAACTGATGATGCCATATAGGATAAAACACTGATGCTGATGCGTTACGTATTCCACCTTGTGAACAACTACGTAAGTCACCAAACCATTTCTTTAAGAATGGAATCATACCAGTGTGCTTAATTTCTCCGCCTCTAATAGGTGAGCCCAATGGACGTAGTCTACCTATCTCTAAACCAATGCCAGCTCTTTTACTAGCATACTTGGCCATCATTTCACCTGAAGCAAATATCGAGTCTAGGTCGTCGTCTGATTTAATTAACACACAACTACTAAACTGTTTTGTAGGGGTGCCTAATCCAGCAAGGACCGGGGTAGCGAGGGTAAATAGTCCATCGCTGGAGCAGGCGTAATAGTCTTTAATTAATTTTATTCTTTGATTAGGGTTTTCGTTATGGAACACTGTTGCGGCCGCTATCATGTAACGTATCTGTGGTGTTTCGTATATTTGATTTGTGCTTCTATTTCTTACTAGATATTTTTCAATCATCTGTGCCATAGCGGCATAACTGTACTGTTCGTCTTTTTCATGATCCAATAGATCATTCATTTTATTCCAGTCGTCTTCTGAATACCATTGCAATAGGTCTTGCGTGTACAATCCTGTGGCTACATTAGTTTTTACAATGTCATACAAGTGAGGTACTTGGTAGTCACCGTAGATATCTTTACGTAACATACTCAGACGTTGTTTGCCTGCAACAAATTGATAGTTAGTGTGTCCTACTTCTGGTTCGTGTTCTACATCGATTAGATCAACGATAGCACGTAGAGTGATTTCATCAATTTCTCTTGTCGTTATTCCATCATAGAAGTGCGGTTGACTTTTTATCTCAATCATTGATTGACTAACGTCTGCTACACCTTGACAAACTTTTGCTACTTGATTTTGCCATTTTGTTAAATCTAATGGTACGATATCACCACTACGTTTTTTAACTTGAATATTACCCACTTAATTGAACCTCTTCTTAAAATTTATCTAGTTTTAAATCCTCTTTTGTATATCGATGCAACAGCTTTAAATCTTTTACTTGTTTTGTATTTACTATTTCAAATGGCCAGTAATTAAGAATATATTTTCCATTGTCGATCCAAGCTACAGAGTGTCTTTCTTTCTCTTTATAGTCATAATAGATACGTAGTTCTAAATTTACATCTTTATGACTAGTTAAGTATATAGTATACAGTATACCTAATGCTTTAGCAACACCGCACCAGTAGTTTTCGGCTAACAAAGTCCAGGGATCAGGCCAATTTGTTGTATCATCTTGTGACAGATTGTGATTAACAAAAGGAGCAGTACTCCACATGTCATTTAATTCTGTTATTGCAGATTTTAAGGGAAGTCTATCTAGCTCGTGACGGAAGTCCTTCCATTTGCTTAGCCTGTCGTTGATACGCAGGTTCCAAAAATCTCGCCACATACTATGCGAAAGATTTTATGTAATATTTGAATTCGGCGTTGTCACCTGTACTTGAAGTTGTGTATTGTAATACCACTGCGTTTGCATTTGCAGTGAATCCCCATGTTACTCCGACGTTGGCCGTTTCTGTATAATCATCTTCGAAGACTGCGGTACCTGCTGTACCATTATATTGAGCGATTTTCAATTGACCAATTCTGTAATCAGTTCCTCTTGATATCTGATAATCTAATGCATTGGTAGTTGCTGAAGCAACTCTAACATTGGTATTAGCTGTTGTGTTGTCTAGTAAAGCAATAGTAGCTTGTGGTGTACCTACAGCCGTAACTAATTCAGAAACCTGTGTTTCTAATAAAGAAACATTACTTTGCAATGCTCCCATTGAAATGGTTGTTACAATTTCAGTAACACCAGTAACTGGTGAGCCTTCTACTAAGGTTCCGTTACCTATGTAAAGTCTACGTTGATCAACTGACCAACCAAATTCACCACTACTCAGAGTTGGTAAATTTTCTTGTAGTCCACGTCGAACTTGTATTTTTGAAATTTGTATTACGGCCATGTTTCTTGTAACCTAATTATTATATTATCTAGTATTTATACCAATTTATAATACTGCTCTACTCTGTCAAACCAACGGTTTAACCATTTATCCCAATCAGCACCCTCGACTGTCCACGTTTGGAATTCATAATCTTTAGAACACATCAAGATAACACCTTGTTTAATATCAGTTCCATGGACTTCATTATGTGCGGCACCGTAGGCACATAATTGGAGGAAATAGTCTTCAACCCACTCCGTTTTCTTAGGTTTATTAGTCTGTTTGTAGTCAATTATTGCCGGGGCACCCTTATATACTCCGCAAGCATCTGTAGTGCCTGCATAAAGCCCAGGAACGTATAATGGAACTTCAATACCCCACATTTCATCAACATTTACTAGACCTTTTTCGACTATCTTCTGTGCCATTTTATGACTTTGTTGACTGTATGGGTTTGTGCCTGGTTCGCCCATGTCTCTATCGTTTTCAACATAGTCTTCTAACCACTTGTGCATACGTGTGCCTCTGTTGGCGGCTTCTGTGGTAATTTCCTGTGCTTTTGCTGGGCCTACTCGCTTACGCCAGTTTTCCAGAGCTAGTTGTTTTTCTTTTGACTTGGTCTTGTCTAGTATAGTAGTAACACTAGGAACTTTACTACCATCGGGTAAATTGTATAATCTTTTACCGTCAACTGACTTTCGTGATATGGGTGTGTAATCGTATTTTTTTATAAGCATGTTATTAGTATATATGCTTGTCAAGGATTTGTCAACTAAACTGTGAAACTTTCTCCACAGCCACAGCGTGCTTTTTCTTTCTCGTTGATAAACTCATAGCCTTCATTGAGTCCTTTCTTTTGATAATCAACAACAACACCATCTAGATATACTAAATCTTTTTTGTCTACTACTATTCTAATACCTTTGTCTTCAAACACTTCGTCATAATCTGTAGCTTGTTCACAAAACTCTAGTACGTATGCCATACCCGAACACCCAGTGGTTTTTACACCAATACGTAGTCCTAGAGTATTATATCTACTTGCTATACTTTCTTTTGCCTTTTCTGCGGCTATATCAGTCAAAGAGATCATTTATTTCCTTCTGCAATCTTTCCATTATTGTTTTACGTTCACTGTCAGTGTAGTCCCACCATTCAGCTATTTCTTTCTGTGTCCTTCCACAACCTATACAGACACCTTCACTATCTGTGCGACATATTGATACACAAGGAGTTTCTATTTCCTTAGACATTCTTGTCTTTGTAGTCTTTAATTGCTGATTTAATAGCATCTTCTGCTAACACTGAACAGTGTATCTTAACTGGAGGTAGTGCTAGTTCTTCTGCTATAGCTGAGTTTTTAAT